CAGAACGCGATCTCCTCGGCTGGCCCGGACGAAGGTGGCCGCGAGCCAAAGAAGCGTGGCGGCATGGTCGAGGGGTCCAAGAAGGACATCGCCGAAGACAAGATGCTGGCCAAGAAGCACGGCATGTCGATGAAGGAGTGGGAAGCTTCTCCCGAAGACAAGAAGCACGACAAGCCGAAGAAGAACGGCGGCGGTCTCTACGCCAACATCCACGCCAAGCGCGAGCGGATCGAGGACGGCTCTGACGAGAAGATGCGCAAGCCCGGCTCCAAGGGTGCACCGACCGCTGCGGCATTCAAGGCCTCGGAGCGCACCGCCCGCAAGTCTGGTGGCAAGGTTGGCAAGACCAACATCAACATCATCATCTCGCCCCGTCACGAGGGCAAGGAAGGCATGATGCCGCCCCCGGCTCAGGCCCCGATGCCGCGTCCGCCGATGCCGATGCCTGCTGCCGCTCCTCCGATGCCCATGCCCGCCCCCGGCGGCATGCCTCCGGGCCTTGGCGCAGCGCTGGCTGGTGCCGCCAATGTCGCCCCTCCGGGTGCCGGGGCAATGCCGGGCCGTCCGCCCATGCCGATGCCTATGGCTCGCAAGGATGGCGGCAAGGTCTACCCGAAGATGAAGTACGGCGCTGGCTCCGGCGAGGGTCGTCTTGAGAAGATCGAAAAGTACGGCAAGAACGCCAAGGCTTAATCGGTCCACGATCCCCGGCAGGCCCTCCCTCTGCCGGGGATCACCCCATAAAATGATGACAATCAGGATGACACATGCTTACGACCATGGACGCCTTTCGGCGCGAGCTGACCAAGCTCATTGAAGATCGTAGAAAAAACATGATCGAGAATGTAACGTCCGGTCTTGCGATTGGGACGTTCGAGCAATACCGTGAACACGTCGGAAGGCTGAGTGAGCAGTCTGAAATCCTCGACCTGATGGACGAGGCCGAAACCAACGTGAGAAAGCGATAGGAACCAAATGCCGCACATGATGATGAGCCACGACGAAGACCCCAAGAACAAACTCCTTGAGGACTTGGGCGATCTTTCCGAGATCGAGCTGTTCCACAACCAAGTCCTTCTGGCGGTCTACATCCGCCCGCAGAAGACGAAATCCGGCCTGTACCTGACGGACAAGCACACCGACGAGGACCGCTTCCAGTCGAAGGTTGGCCTCCTCGTGAAGAGCGGCCCGCAGGCCTTTGAGCAGGACGGCAACTGGTTCTCAGGCGTCGACTTCAAGGACCACGACTGGCTGGTTTTCCGCCCGTCTGACGGCTGGTCCATCACCGTGAACGGCGTCCTGTGCCGCATCTTCGACGACATCAACATCAGGGGCCGAGTTCCGCACCCCGACGCAGTCTGGTAAGGAGACAACCCATGTCCGACATTGAAGACCAAGACGATCTGGAAGTCACGGTAGAGGCCGAAGATCAGCACGAAGAGGCGCTGGAGGAGGCAAAGATCGTAAAGCCGGAGGACGGCATTGCCGATCTTCAGCGCCAGCTTGATGCCGAGCGGGCCCGCCGTGAGGCTGCGGAGCGCATGCAGCGTGAGGCTGAAGAGCGCGAGCGTTCGGCGCGCATCGACAAGGACGAGAGCGAAATCCATCTGGTGACCAACGCGATCCAGACGCTGAACCGAGACAAGGAAATCCTGAGGGCCAACTATGCTCAGGCCCTCCGCGCTGGTGAGTTCGAGCGGGCCGCCAGCATCAACGACGAGATCAACGAGGCCGCAACGCAGCTGCAGCAGCTGACCAACGGCCTTGAGGCGATGAAGTCGAAGCCCAAGGTCCAGCCGATGCCCCCGCAGCCGTCTGACCCCGTGGAGGCCTTCGCTGCCCGCCTGACGCCCCGGTCGGCAGACTGGGTTCGCGCCCACCCCGAGTTCGTCAAGGACAGCCGCCTGAACCGCAAGATGATTGCGGCACACGAGCTGGCGGTCGCTGACGGTCACGCCCCTGACACCGATGGGTACTTTTCGGCAATCGAGCAGACCCTGAACGTCAACAGAAGGGCTGCTTCAGCCGTTGACGAGGAAGCCTCTTCGTCTGCGGCCAAGGTCGTGTCTCGCCGCGATGCAGCACCCGCCGCTGCGCCCGTCAGCCGTGGTGGATCGAACCGCATGAACGTCGTACGATTGACGGCTGCGGAACGTGAAATGGCCGACATGATGAACATGAAGCACGACGATTATGCCAAGAACAAGATCGCACTCCAGAAGGAAGGTAAGCTGCAATGAGCGATAAATTTGAGCGTGTACGCCCCGCAATGCGTCCCGATGCACCTGTAGCCGAGGAGAGCCCCCGCGAGAGGGCCTCCCGTAAGGCCGCAGAGCTTCGCGCCCACCGCGACGGCTCCATGGATGACGGCACTGACGAGTTCTTCGTCGAGCCCGGCGTCATCCCCGACGGTTGGACCTACGAGTGGAAGACCAAGACCATCCTCGGGGCCGAAGACCCGGCGCACCAAGTCAAGCTGGCGCGTGATGGCTGGGAGCCTGTGCCTGCCTCGCGTCACCCTGAGATGATGCCAGCTGGCTACAAGGACCTGGAGATCACCCGCAAGGGCATGGTCCTCATGGAGCGTCCGACGGAGATCACCGAGGAGGTTCGCCAGCTCGAGCTCCGCCGTGCCCGCCTGCAGGTCCGCGCCAAGGAAGAGCAGCTCTCCGCAAGCCCGGCTGGTCAGTTCGAGCGCTCCAACAAGGGCAACGAGATGGCGAAGATCAAGAAGGGCTACGAGGCGATGCCCATCCCTGAAGCATGATCCGCGCAGTCACGATCTACAACACGATCGACAGGCTGAGACAAGCGATCCGGCGGGAGGGAACTCCCGCCATTCAGGACGCTTGGGACAACCTTGAACCGTACGTTTCAACCTTCATGAACGGAGTGGCCCCCGATGGAGCTCACCGAGAGAATGCAGAAAACCGTTCAGGGCCAAGTGACGTGGGCAAGCCCTGATCTCGGGAAGAAGTGCAGCGACTGCAAGTGGTGCGTCAGGCACCCAAAGCCGAAGCTGGCCCCACCCATGAACGACCAATGCCAGCTGGTGTTCGTCCACACCAAAAAACGCGGCGTCCCGTTCAATGCAAAATTGGCTATTGCGTGTTCCATGTTCTCGATGTAGGAATACAGACACTGACCATGGAAACGTGGTCGGCACTGACCATGGAAACGTGGTTGGTGCTTGGTGCGAGGTGGAGCAGTGGCAGCTCGTTCGGTTCATACCCGAAAGGTCGAAGGTTCAAGTCCTTCCCTCGCAACCAACCGCCTTCTGGTGGATCGTATGCGTGTCGTCGATCCTCCAGAGTGCGGCGCTTAAAAGTTCATGCTCCCAGTACGGGCAACCGTGTGAGCACTGTCGTTCCAACGCTGGTGGAGGGAGCGACTAGAAGCTGGATCGGTCAGAAATGCGGGGTCAAGGATAACCCCAGAAGCCAGTGAACCTTTGACACCCCGGAAAGACGGGGAACTTCGGGTAATGGGTGGGCTGGCTCCCACTTGGCCTCTCGTGACGCTGCAGCGGTAACGGAGGTATCATTGGGTTCGAGGCCCGCATTGCCTAAGTAACCGCCTTCTGGTGGTGCATCAGTTGAAACGTCGGTGGGCGTACCCCCGTGGCGTCAAGACTAGCTGGCCAGCAGATGCACCTCCAGAGGGTGGGGACCCTCTCCACCGCAGTCATGGTGGTCTCCTTTTGGTTAAAAACGAGAAGGGCCGGGTGTGAACTCGGCCCTTTTTTTCGTACGCTTTACTAAACACAGGAACTGTGTAGAATGGCCACATTCTCCCCCCGGTGCGGGAGATTGAAACCCCCGGTTCTACACTCGCCCCGGTGCGCGATGATGGACCTCCTGCAAAGGAGATACCCGTTATGGCGAACACCTCCGCGCCTTTCGGTTTCCGGCAGTACAGCGGCAACGGGTCGGCCCCGACCTACGAACAAGTTGCCGTTCGCATTGCCTACAATGCCTCCGCCATTTTCTATGGCGACCCCGTCCTTCCTGATGCCAACGGCTATGTCGTTGTCGGCGCTCCCGGCACGACCCAGATCGCTGGCGTCTTCCAAGGCTGCAAGTACCTCTCGGTCTCGCAGAAGCGTACCGTTTGGTCGAACTACTGGCCCGGCTCGGATGTTGCCTCCTCGCAGACCGTCGAGGGCTACATCATCAACGACCCGAACGCCCGTTTCATCGCCCAGACCGGCGCAACCGGCGCAACCGCTGCTGACATCAATGCGAACGTGAACTTCGCCATTGGCACCGGCAACACCGCAAGCGGTATCTCCGGCGCATCTGTCGACATGTCGACGGTTCAAACCACGGCCACGCTGCCCTTCCGCATCGTGAGCTTGGACATTGATCCACCCGGCGCACCCGGCACCGAGGCAGGGGCTTACAACCTCGTCATCGTCGCCTTCAACAACGTCAGCACCAAACAGCTGACCGGCATCTGAGGAGCATGAAACATGGCTGTCAATCTTTCTGCCATTAAAGACCTTCTGCTCCCCGGCCTCCGTGGCGTTGAAGGCAAGTACGAGATGATCCCATCTCAGTACGACAAAATCTTCACGAAGCACAATTCCAAGATGGCTCTCGAGCGTACTGCCGAGATGCGCTACCTTGGCTTTGCGCAGTTGAAGACTGAAGGTGGCCAAACCGCGTTCGACAACAACGCTGGTGAGCGCTTCATCTACAACCAAGAGCACGTTGAAATCGGCTTGGGCTACGCGATCACCCGCAAAGCTGTCGACGACAACCTGTACAAAACCCAGTTCGCACCGTCGAACCTCGGTCTGATCGAGAGCTTCCAGCAGACCAAGGAAATCTACGGCGCAAACGTCCTGAACACCGCGACGACCTACAACGGTTCAATCGGCGGTGACGGCGTGGCTCTGATCTCCACCAACCACCCCATCGACGGC